TATATAACCGGGTGCAAAAGCTACCCATCAAGGAGGACTGATTTTATGGATATTTCTGTATTTGGGCTGGGCACCGTCGCAGCCATCACCGTGCTGTGCTATCTCGCCGGTACGGGCGTGAAAACCACGCCGCTGGACAACAAGTACATACCGGTCATCTGCGGCGGCACTGGCCTTGTGCTGGGCCTTGTAGCCCTGTATGCGGGCATGCCGGAGTTCCCGGCGGCGGACCCAATCACGGCGGCAGCTGTGGGCGCGGTGTCCGGCCTTGCGGCCACAGGCATCAATCAGGCCGTGAAGCAGCTAGGGAAAACCGAATAGAAAAAGGACACAGGCCCGCCCGGCGTGATGCGGGCGGGCCGTTTTGGAAAGGAGTAAAAAACATGCTTATGGGCGATTGGGGAAGCGATTCCAAGCGCAACAACAAAAATAAATACAATCCAGTAACACCAGCATGGCAGCAAAATGCTGTAAATAAAAACGACATTTTAAATTTTAACCGGAATCAACTGCAAAATCAGTATGGTGGTGATTTTTCTGCATGGACACCAGAAAATTCCGGAATATACAACTACAACCAATCTTCAGGAACAACCACAAATTCCAGAGATGGAAACGGTTCTGATAGCGGAAGTGGTTCCTCATCTTCTGCGGCAAATTATTACGCCGCCATGCTTGCTCAAGTGCAGGCAGCACAGGATGCGGCGGCACGGCGTGCGGAAGAACTGGCGCGGCAAAAACAGGAGGCCGCACAAGCTGCCTATGACAAAAACATGGGATACCTGAACGAGGCATATGCGAACCGCAACAATTTGCTGCAGCAGAACTACAACGATGCGCTGGCACAGCTGCAGGCCAGCTATGACAGCGGCGCGCGCGGGGTGAACCAGAACGCCGACAGCGCCCAGCAGCAGGCGTATATCAACTATATGATGAGCAAGCGTGACCTTCCCCAGGCGTTGGTGGCGCAGGGGCTGACGGGCGGCATGTCGGAAAGCGCGCTGGCGGGCATGTACAATTCCTACGGCAACAACCGGAACACGATTGACCGTGGCCGGAACGACAGTTTGGCAACGCTGCTGGACACATTGAACAGCAATAAATCCACCGCGCTGCAAAACTATAACAACCAGCTTTCTGCGGATGACCAGCAGAAGATGGCGTATCAATTGCAGTTGGAGCAGGCGCTTGCAAACCAAAGTGCGGAAATTCTGCAAAATAAATATGACACATTGCAAAATTTGGACAATACCTACACGCAGCAGATGCTTGCTTTACAGCAGGCACAGGCCGAGGCCGCAGCAAAGGCGGCAAGCCGCAGCTATTCGTCCGGTGGCGGGAATAGCAGTGTAAGCACGTCGCAAGGTGGTACAGACATTACGAAAACGCCCGCATATAAAAGAGCGCTTTCGCTTTATCAGACCGCAGGAGTGACCCCACAAGCGGTATATGATGATTTGATTGCTGGCGGTGCAAGCCAAACGACAATTGACCAGATTTTAGCAGCTCTTGGACTTTAAACGACAGGAGGCACATAAATGGCCTATCAATCAAGATACATGCGTGAGAAATACGGAGAAAGTGATAACTCTTTTAAAGAATATGTATCGCGCGTACAACAAGCAATAGATAAGGCTCCGGAAGCGCAGCCCCAATGGCTCCAAAATAAAAAAACGCAAACGCCAATATTCTCAACTGCCCAGAATGCCCCGGCAAATCTTGTGGATTTGATAAAAATGCAATATGATAATCCGCCCAATCGAACAGGATTCGCGGCGGGTTCGGTTTCTGGAGCAAGTGTGCCAACGAATGATGAATTGATCGCGTTTCGCACAGAACTTTCCAATTCGCCGGATATTGCGATGCGATATCGTTGGGCAAATGCGTCGGACGAAGATGTGGCAGCAGAATTGCAGCGTCGCAAACAAGCCGAATTGCAAAATCAGGAATATCAGCGTCTGATGGAAGAAAACGCCAAGAACATGACGCTGGATGACTACATTGACCCGTCTTATCGTTTGAATGATTTTGATAAAACACGCGCGCAAGAGATAATCGACGCATTCTACGAAAAATATCCCAAGGACGGAAAGTGGTATAATGGCGATTATAGCCCAAACACTCGCAAGGCAATGTACAATGACCCTGATATGCAAAAGATCGTAATACTTGAAAATAAATTGAACCCTGTCGCCAGTCTTGTATTGACGACATTTCAAAGGGTCTTACCGGAACAGGGCTGATGGTGTTAGGCGCACAGCTTTTCAAAGCCGGGATTCTTACAGGGCCTGAAAGCGACGATAAGGACGAGGCCGCATTTATGCGGACGCAAGGGTTTAAGCCGAATGCTGTACATGTTGGAGACAAATACTACACGGTGGATTGGGCACAGCCCGCAGCCAGCAGCCTGATGATGGGGGCAGCGATCATGGCCGAACTGGAGAAGAACCCTGACGCCAGCTTTGCCGACGCTTCGGTTGCAGCTGGAAAAACTGCGTTGAATACATGGATAGAGGCATCGCCTGTTAAATCCATCGAAGATTTGTTTTCAAGCTATGAGGGCCTGCCCGGCGGTGTTGCGGAATTGGTGCAGGAAATTCCAGGAAGTTTTATTCCATCTACAGTTGGGGCAACGGCGCGCACTGTGGACCCCGTACAGCGCC